TTTTAAACAAATAAATGGACTAATGCATTATAACTCTCCCTCTCTTGATGCTCTCTGGTCTGACCCTGCTACTGGTCTAAATATGGGCTATTCTACTATTTCTGACCTCACTGTAGACTCCGCCGGCTATACTGCTCGCTACTGCCTTAAAAAAATCACCGGCGAACAAGCTAACCAGCCTGACCCCGCAACTGGTCTAAAATACTATCAACGCCTATCTCCTGATGGGGAAATCTTCGACTTAATCCCTGAATACACAAATATGTCCCGTGGCTCTAAAAAACTGAACACGGGCGGCGTAGGCCGCGGCTGGCTTGACAAATATTCCAAAGAAGTACTCGATAACGATTCTGTCTACTTCAAAAACTTCTCTACAAAACCCCCTCGCTTCTACGATGATAAACTCTATGATATCGACCCTTATACAGTCGAAGAAAATAAAACAATCCGTCTTGACAAAGCAAAACTTTCTCCCGATACTACCCCTTATCGGCTTTCTGTACGCGAGTACATTGCCGCAACTAAAACAAAACAACTCACCCGAAAGGAAATCTAAAAATGTCTACCAAATACCTGTTTACTATCGTTGACGCTGTCTCCGAAAAAGCTGGCAACATCTTTCAAACCGAAACCATCGGCGAAGCTGAACGTCAATTTCATGACGCTCTCAAAAATGCTCAAGCTGGCTCTCTCTTCCATACCCACCCGCAAGACTTCTCCCTCTGGCTTATCGGTGAATTCGATGATAAAGCCATGGAAATTACTAATACTGAAAAACGCAAAATTACCGTAGGTACTAAACCCCCTGCTGTAAACCCCATGCCCACGCCCATGGCCGTGGCTTCCTAACCTCCGGTGAGGTGTCGGCCTGAGTACGCCGTTAAACTGCTCCATCTCTCACCGAGGTAAATCAAAATGCTCTCTCTCTTCCGTAAAACCAAAGCTAAAAAAGTCCGTGAAGTCCTTGAACTTCTGGCTTCCTATCACGCTGTCCCGCTTGACAATGAGCAATTCTGCGTTCAATATCGTCATATGATTCAAATGCTTAAAACCCTTGAAAGGAAATAAAAAATGTTCGGCAATCTTGGTCAAAATTCCCTCCCCTCCGTCTTCTCGCATTCTTTTTCCCGTACCCCCGAAGCTAATATGCCGCGCTCGGTTTTCACGCGCGTGCTAACCAATAAAACCACTATTGATGTCGACTATCTCTATCCCATCCTTAATGATGAAATTCTTCCAGGTGACACTTATGATGCCTCTCTTACTGTTCTTGGTCGTCTTACCACACCTTTGGCACCTTTCATGGATAACCTTGCTCTTAAAATCGAGGTATTCGCTGTGCCTTATCGTCTTACTCAAACTAATTGGGTAAAACTCCAAGGCGAACGCGCAAACCCTACCGACTCTATCGACTTCGCCCGCCCTTACATCACGACTACTGATGTTACTGGCGTAGCTAATGGCACTCTTTGGGACTATCTCGGCTATCCTACCTCTGTGGCTTCGAAACAAATCGATGGGTCGCTCCATCGCTCTTACAATCTAATATGGAATACATATTACCGTGACCAAAACTACCAAAACTCGCTTGTGGTGGATATGGATGATGGTCCTGATACTCTGACTGATTACGTCCTCAAAAAACGCAATAAACCCCATGACTATTTCACCTCTGGCCTTCCGCAACCGCAAAAAGGCGACCCTGTATCCCTTCCCCTTGGTACGTCTGCTCCTGTTCTTGGCATCGGTCGTTCTCAACTTGCTGGCTCTGTTGCTGGCTCCTTTACTGCTTACGAAAGTGATGGAACCTCCTCTGTCTATGGTCGTGCAACTTGGGTCGATGGTACTGCCGTTGGCGCTAACTCCTATTATGTCCTTGCTGATGCTTCCGGCTATCCTCAAATTACTGCTGACCTGACCAACGCTTCCGCCGCAACTATCTATGACCTCTATGAAGCTTTCGCTCTGCAAGAACTTCTTCAAATCGATGCCCGTGGCGGTACTCGCTACTTTGAAATCCTCCGCGCACACTTCGGCGTAACATCGCCCGACTCCCGCCTCCAACGTCCTGAATATCTCGGCGGCAAAACCTTCCCTATCTCTATCGCGCCAATCCCTCAAACCTCTGCTACTTCTGGCTCGTCTGAACTGGCTCAACTTGCCGCTATCGGTCAAGTCGCTGGTTCTCTCGACTTCTTCAAATCCTTTGTCGAACACTGTGACCTTCTCGTCCTTGCTTCTGTCGTTTCCGACCTTACCTATCAACAAGGTCTGCATCGCTCACACTCCCGCCGCACGCGCTATGACTTCTACATGCCCTCTCTCGCTAACCTTGGCGAACAGGCCGTGCTTAAACAGGAAATCTTTTGCGATGCTTCCGGAACTGACGATGATGTTCTTTGCTATCAAGAACGCTGGAGTGAATATCGTTACGGCAAAAACTTAATTACAGGCAAAATGCGCTCTAACGATGCTCAATCCCTCGACCTCTGGCACCTGTCTGAGGAATTCGCATCGGTTCCTACGATGGAAACTCTCCTTCCCTGCAATACGCCTATTGACCGTGTCCTTGCTGTCGCTGGCGAACCTGATATCCGTCTTGACGTATTTATGAACGTCAAACACGCCCGCGTAATGCCTACCTACTCTGTCCCCTTCCTTAATAACCGCTTCTAATCTCTCACCGGAGGTAAATTTCTATGCTAGTCCTAAAACGTGTCTCCTATATCGAAGGAACCCGTGGTGTCCTTCTCCATGACGGTAAACCCGTCTGCGTTACTCTCGAACTACCTGACCTACAAAACAAGCGTAATATCTCCTGCATTCCTACGGGGTTCTATGATGTCAATCGATACTCTTCTTCTGTTCATGGTATGTGTCTCTTTATCCGGCACGTCCCTGACCGCTCTAGCATTCTTATTCATTCCGGAAATACCCTAGCTGATACCCGTGGCTGTATTCTTGTTGGACAAGGCTTCGAAAATGATGCTATAATCAACTCACGAAAGGCTCTATCAAACCTATTAACACTTATACCAAAATCCGGGTCTCTACCCCTTCAAATATTGAGGTAAATCATGACTTTAATCGTTCAAAACTGGGACACTATCATGACCATTATCAACGCTCTCGGCCTTCTTCTGGTCGCTAAACACAAAGGTAATAAATAATGGACCCCATAATCGGCTCTGCCCTAATCTCTGGCGGCTCCTCCCTCCTTGGCGGTCTACTTGGCAAATCTTCCGCTAAAAAGGCGGCTGCTGCCGCCAATGCCTTTACTGAAAAACAAATGAAAAACCGCCATCAATGGGAGGTTCAAGACTTAAAAGCCGCTGGTCTTAACCCTATTCTCTCTGCCGGTTCTGCCCCCTCCATGGGTTCCTCTGCCATGGAGCAACAGGTTAACCCGAATATTCTTGGTGATGCTGTCTCTTCTGCCCTCCAAGCTAAACTCCTCAATGCTCAAATCCAAAATACTAAAGCCGACACCGTTAAAAAAGGTGCCGAAACTGCATCAGTATCCGAAGATGCAAAACTTAAAGGCTTCATGGGTGATATCAAAGATGACCTTGCAGATGTTTATAACTCTGCAAAAAAACGTATACCCGAAGCCTATCAAAAAACTCGCCAAGAGTATAAAAACATGATACAAAAACCTATCTACTCTGCTAAACAGGGGGCTAAATCCCTTGCTAAAAAAGCCACTTCTGGCATTTCATTTAAATTTGGAGGAAATTAACTATGTCCCGCGAAGTAAAACAGCCTCAAGAACGTGTTCGTGTTCAAACCATTATCACGGATACTAAAACTGCTACTATCCAATCCGAAAAACAGCAATCCAATATTAATAATATTGTTGCTAAAGCCCATAAAACTGGGCAACTTCCTATTCTCATGGGTAGACAACCAATCCCCACCCTCCCTGATGCTATGACCTATCAGGATGCCCTCAACAAAGTCGTCTTTGCGCAACAACAATTTGAACGCCTTCCCGCCGCCGTGCGCGCGCAATTCTCTAATAATCCTGAAAATATGCTAAATGCTATTTCTCAATCTGACAAAAACCCTGAAACTAAACTTGCCCTCCAAAAACTCGGCATTTTAAACGCCGACCCTGCCCCCATAACCCCCCCGCCTAGCAAAGAAGCCGCGCAGGCGGCTTCTGTGCCGACAGGCACGCAGGTTGTAGGGGCGTGAGCCCCTACTGCGTAGCACCTCTTAAAAGCCCCTTCACGGGGGCTTTTTTGTGCCTTCTGCACAAACCCACACATATATATTCTTGTCGTATATGTGTGGACTGACACCATTGACAAAAACCCCTTCAATGTGTCTAAAATAACCCTAGAAAGGAGAAACCCATGAAACGTAAAGCAATGTCTAAAAATCGTTCAAAACGTCAGTTTACTGCTGGCGCAATGAACACCCACTCAATTAACACCAATCCCACCCCAAACCGTGGCGGACTTCGTCTGTAACCCTTACCGGAGGTACTTCGAATGCCCTGCTACCATCCCCTTGACGCTTGGGTTCATCCTTCTAAAAAAACAGATAGCGGTGCTAAACTCATCCGCTTCTCCTACAAAAACTCTGAATGCAACTCTCTCACGCCCGACTTCCAAGTCCCCTGCGGCCGCTGTATCGGTTGCCGCTTAGGCAAATCCCGCGAATGGGCTGTCCGTTGTATGCATGAAGCTTCCTTATACTGGGATAACTGCTGGCTTACTCTTACCCTGAATGATGCCTATCTAAACTCTCGCCCTAATCCGTATTCAATCCAACGGGGCGAAGGCTCTGAAATAACCAACTTCTTAAAACGCTTGCGTAAACAATATGGCGAAGGCATTCGCTATTACTACTGTGGAGAATATGGTGAAACTTGTTTCTATTGCAATCTCAACGAAAAAAATTGTCAATGCAAAGTCTATCTGCCGTGGCGCGGACGCCCTCACTACCATATGTGCATATTCAATCATGACTTTGATGACAAAACTCTTTTTAAACAAATAAATGGACTAATGCATTATAACTCTCCCTCTCTTGATGCTCTCTGGTCTGACCCTGCTACTGGTCTAAATATGGGCTATTCTACTATTTCTGACCTCACTGTAGACTCC